AACCTCACATATTCGCGATCCAAAATCCTCATCAAGAAAGACTGGTTTGACCAATTCATTGAAACGCCTGAGGCTGCAAACCCTGGTGAGCCCAGAGACGCGCCTCCTATCTTGGAGCTGACCGATGAAGAGAAGTTTACAGACGATGACGGAAATGTATACGAAGTGGAAGTAAGAGGCGAGCGTCATGAGGATAAGATCAGGTTCAAGGGGGAAGATGTAGCTAGAGTGTTTGAGATGGAGAACCTACGACAAAATGTTCAATTATCACATACTGAATATAATGAAGGCGAGGACTACGAGATTCTACACGTACTGGATGATAGAATGTATATTCATTTACGCGTAGAATCGAGAGGTCACAAAAAACGACTCTATTTTACATACCAGGGTCTCATCAAAGTAATCACCAAATCTAGATCCGGTACAGCTCACCACTTCATGAACTGGATGAAGAGGATCCTCTTCAAGGCCCATCTCGGCACAGACGAAGATAAAGCCGTGCTTGCCTACGAGCTTGCCGCCACTAACCCTGACGTCATCAAAGCTATCCTGTCCAAATGTATGAGCAAAATGTCATGCGTGTACCTGTTCAACGTGGGCAAGATCACCGAGCTCAGGAAGTATGAAGACCAGCTCAAACCGTTCAGGAAAGGATGTCTATACAAAATTGGAAGAACAGACGACTTGTTTAGACGGACAGGTGAACATTGCTTTACATACGGAAAGATGACCGGCAACGACCTGAAGCTCCAATGCTTCAGTCCTGTCGATCACAGAGATGAGGTATCTGCAGAGGGCGAGATCAGGAAATTCTTTTCGGAGACTGGTCCGTATGGGCGTAGTATGTTTTGCAAGCTCGGTAAATTTGATGAGTTGATTGTGTTGGATAAGAGTGAAGTGAGCGAGGCAAAGAAATTCTATTCACAAATGTATACAAAGTACGGGTCTTATATACAGAAATATCTGCAAGAGAATCAAGAGCTAAGGATTAATATCAATGGTCAGAAATTGTTGTTGGAGTCTAAGGATAAAGTTATAGCGGAGATGAATCATCATATAAGCAGTATGAAGAGAGAGCTGGATACAGCGTACGCGAGTATCCAGCATTTTAAGGAGCAGATAAGTGAAGGGTTGAAGCGTGAGCATGGGTATCAGGAGCGTGAGCATGGGTATCAGGAGCGTGAGTGTGGGTACAGAGCCCAACTATCTCAGAAGGATGAGCTGATCAAAGAGATAACTAGAAAATTGGCCAACTATTCGAGACAGCTGCAAGAGAACCCAGGGGATCCTACCATATCTGAGAAGATAGGTAAGTATAGGAAAAAGGTGATGAGATTGGCTGGGATAAACGAGGGTGAGCTGGTGGACCAGATGGAGAACATGAGGATATAATTTCTTGAACAAACATATGGAGAAACATGAGAATGAAAAAATTGCACAAGACATGCTTACAAGACTTAAGAAATGAGGGTAGTGTAAAAAACCATGAGTAATATTACAAACACAGTACGCCGATTAATAATGGTTAGGGAGAGGATGGGACATGTGAAGAAGGCAATTCTGGAACAGCGTAAAGTGGAAAAGGAAATCAAAAGAGAGATACAGAATTATTTGGTTGAGACGATGCAAGAAGGAATTAGGCTGGATGATCATACATACCTTAAACTTGAAAAGAAAGATAGAAAAATCCCTCTAGGAAAGAAGAATTATGAGTCTAAAATTAAAGACCTGTTGGCTAGTAAGGGTATCACTGACGAGGGGTTCATAAAGGCACTTTTGAATAAAACCAAAGATGTCGTCCAAACACAGAAATGTGTCATCACAGAGAAATAGGAAATTCCCAGGTCCTTAGTTTCATATCAACAAACTTTGATATGAACGCAAACCTTAAGAATTTTGACAGGTACACGTTAGCGTTCAAAATCGTCAAGACACCTCAGTGTGCCATTGTGGGGTTATGCATGAGCATAGGAAGACGTGCAAGCCTGTAAAAAAAGATACATGATTGTCGCGATATTATAATCATCCTTCAAAAATGGCTTCAAATGAATTTTGGATGTACGATGTGACTCAGTTATTTAGATCGTTCGATCTCCTACCAAGTCCCGAAGACAGCTTGTCAACAAAACTAAACACGATAACGCGAATGGCACTGATCGCATGCGTAGTAATCGCGGTATACAAGCCTATGCTTGCATTCAGTACGATGATCATCGTAATGGTTGTTACGATGAGCGTGTATTCAAGTGCAATCGGGGAACCAACTATCGAGCAATTCGAACAAGGATATGTTGATTCAAAAGACGAATCAAACTCTCAACAATTGTATGAATTCATGAGAGAGTACAACTCAATCAAGCACCCAGACGTTAATAAGGTTGGCTTCCCAACTAGTCAGAAAAGATTCTGTAATGACGCCGTGTTGTTAGAATATGATACAAATCATGCCTCAATTAATCAGAAACTGGTCGGTGGACCCAATCCCAAAACTAGGATAACTCCCATTATAGCCCCACCTTCTCATGATTTAGATTCATGGCGTAATAATGATTTCGCGGTCCACTCGCAAATTAATAAAGAGACAAATTTTGACGCGGACATGGTAGGTTATAACTATGGTATTCTCCCAACCAAATGCAAGGAGTGCATGTACATTCCTTGTCAATGTAAAGTCCTTCAGGGAAATAATAAAACTGAAAATGAAAACATAATCGAAGGGTTTCGAGATTTCAAAGATATGTCAAAAGATGGGAGCAGAGATCATGGGAAAAGAGATCATGGGAAAAGAGATCATGGGAGCAGGAACAGACATCACGGGAACAGACGTTATCAGATCATAAACGATCCTACCCCAGATCCAGATCAGTACATGACACCCAAAAAAGAGATTGTGGATGATAAACATATCATTCCATGCTTTGAGAGTCCTAGGCGTGACAACATTATCACTCAGACGCTCCAACCGGGGGTGTTTCAGAAATCACATATCGGTGAGCCTATAAATAGTAACATTGGAATTTCCTACCTTCAGCAGTGGGGGCCTACAGAAGTCCAGCAAACGGATGATATGATAAAGTACACCATGCATGATCCCAAGAACACAATTATCACACCTCAAAGCGTAAAAGAACCTATTACTCAAGATCATACCAACGTTTATGACCCTCGTTTCACTGGATATGGTACCAGTTACAGGTCCTACGTAGATAAATTGACAGGACGTCCCAAATTCTTTTACGATGATGTAGATGCGATTACGATGCCCAATTACATCACTCGTAGTAACGTGGATGTGTTCCCATGGGCTAATACTTATGGTTCAGACAAAATGTTAACTCAGAGCGAAGGCGATGAGTACAGGCAACTAGCAAACAACGCATTTACAGATTCGGCGATCACATTCAGAACAGAACTACAGGAACGACTAATGAGGAAACGTAATGCAGAGTTATGGCAACTCAGAGTAGCACCTATCTCTACGATGGCACGTTTAGGATCATCTATGAAATCATGTCTTTAAATGTATAGTTTCATAACCTCTCTGGTTATGAATTTGAGATACTTAATATGAATCAATAACGCCACGGATACTCTCAACGAGAGCTACAACCTTCTTGTTGGAATAAGGCAACCCATGCTCCTTGGCAATTTCCGTCAGAACAGCTTTACTTGTATATGATATGATATGACTTGTAGGTATGTCCTTGATAGCAAGCATCCATACAGCTATATCCTTTGGAATAGATGCTACACGACTATAATCGTAAAGATAATTCAAAGCCCCATTTATGATCGAGTAGTCGCGATCGGTGAGATTCTTCTTGTAGTTTTCAAAAATATTAATATATTTATGACGGTTGCGTTTCTTGAACGCTTCCTTCACAACGCCAACATCCTCTTTGCAAATGTTCAACAGCAGGTTGATCGTAGCAGGGTAAACCTTGGTCCTACTCACCGACTGCTCTACGTGAATAGGTTTTTCAATCGCACTATCAACCTCTACGTTGTTGTAATCCTTATTATCAATCTTTGTTGAAGTAGCAGATGTTTGATCAAACACAGTTTTTAGTGGTTCAGCATCTACTTTTGTAGCATTTACTTTTTTATCATCTACTTTTGTAGCATTTACTGTTTTAGCATCTACTGTTTTAGCATCTACTTTGACGACCTTCGTTCTCCTCTTAACAGGGGGCCTCTCTGGTGATGTAGGTTTTGGCATATTTTGATCTACATGAGCCGGCTTTAGATCTCTAACGTCAATCGAAAACAACCCAATATTCAACTATGACACATGTTCACCGAGTCATTCGCCCGCCGATTAATACATAGTTTATATTTAAGGATGATATGTTTAAAAATCTTTGCATATTACTAAAATAGATGGATCAATATATGGTAATCTACAAAACGATAGCTGAATTATCTAACCGAATCAGCGTGGGGAATAAGGGTGGTTTAATCTTAAACCCATCAACTGAGTTAAATTCATTCAAGCAAATGTTGAGGGATCTCGACATCCCTCCAGAAGAGATAAACAACCTCGCGATAGAGGGAACACCGGGGGATTATCGCCTGTCACTCAACGGACAAGCCGTGGATATAGCTAAAGGAACTGAGGATATAATGTACAATGCCAATCTTCTCAATTTCCTCAAACGTTTAGGTCTCACAAAGACAGCTACCGCGATGGCAAAAGAGGCAGAGATTAAGGATGAGTATCTACATAACGCTCGCGGTTTCCACCAAATCATGCGTTTGAAGAATAGAATGAAGATAGCAAATGATATAACAAAGCGCTATGGAAAGAGTCCTGCTACCGATGCTGAACTGAGAGAGATCTTACAAAAGGATCCCTATCTCAAAAGCGTTTTTGTGAACTTTCTTAGAAAAATTCAAGATTCCAGGAACTCTGATCCAAACGCGAAACCATACGGTGATTGGGTGCGTAAACCATACAGAGGACGTCGATACGGCTTAGTAGCTCTCTTTAGAATCCTAAACAACCACAAACTATCGCTTGGAGGGTGCTGGGCAATGAGGGTTGATGGATACAAATGTGTAGTACCATCACTCTCATGTTCCACGATTAAAGGACAGAAAGCATTCAAATGCGCTGATGACAATAGGTGTGGTGTTACAAAGAAACAGTCATGCTACAAATGTGTAAAATGGAATTCAAACATGTGTGTAGAAACACCATCATGTGATAAGAATAACAGTTGTTCAAAAGCGTGTTCAAACAAGGAGATTGAGGTTCCTAGCGACACGGTGCTTGTATGTATTAAACGTAAATTCTGGATCGCGGCTCAGGATTTCATGAATCAGGATTTTACAATGGTTTCAGGACCCCCCGTTGTTACGGATGACGATGTCGTGGTTGATGATGACGAAAATGTTGACGTAGAAGATGACGAAAATGTTGACGTAGAAGATGACGAATTTGAGGAAGACTTGTCATGGTCTAGTAAATTAGCTGACTTTTTCGGTTACACGTGGCTTATCTGGGTCATTGGCTTTATCATTGTAGGGATAGTGATGTACAGGTACAGATAAGTTATAGACAACTTGTAACAGTGAAAATGAATCATTTACAAAGTGAAGTTCAACTAGCTGTTGTTCTTATGGTTAAAAACGAAGAGAAGAGGATTGAAACTACGTTGAATAGTGTGAAGGATGTAGTAGATGGTATCATATTATTCGACACGGGGTCAGAGGACAAGACGGTAGAAATCGTAAAACAGTTCGCGGAGAAACACAACATACATTTTCATTTACTTCAAGGTCAATTTGAGGACTTTGCTACCTCACGAAATATGCTTCTTGACTTTGCTGACAAACTCTTGTACGATTACCTGTTGTTACTAGACAGCAACGATGAGTATAGGTGTGACAAGAATCTGAAACAGCTAATAAATGGGGCAAGTGAGGAAGGGTTCCTACTACATCAACGTTGGTATGTTGGTCCTTATGAAGAATTAGACTATTACAACATTAGGCTGATCAAATCAAACACTGGTTTCAGGTATAAAGGTTCCGTTCACGAGTACATTGATGTACCTCCCGGGGCTAAGATTGGAAAAATGGGGGATATTATCCTTTATCAAGATAGGGTAAAGGATAACGATGGCAAATCGCAAACACGGTGGAAAAAAGATCTGACACTCCTCAAGAGGAACATTGCCATGAATCCTAACAACGGGCGTAGCCAATACTATCTGGCCCAAACGTACGACTGTCTTAATATGAAGGCGGATGCAATGTTTTTCTATAAACAGAGAGCAAACAATGAGGATGGTTTCTTCGAGGAGAGGTTCAATTCTATGATGAAATGTGGTCAACTAGAACGAGATGAGGATGATAGTGTGAAATGGTATCTGAAAGCATATCAGCTGATTGAGAGGGCTGAGCCTTTGATTGGTATTGTAAGAATATATAGAAAAAGGGGCAAGTTCAAGCTTGCATTCTTGTTTGCTAAACTAGCATGCGAACTTCCATATCCCTCAAATTGTATCCTTTGGGTAAATCAGAGATGCTACAATCATGATAGATGGCAAGAGTTGGGAATAGTGGCATACTACGTAAAGGAGCACGAGTTGGGTCAGAAGGCTTGTGAAAAGGCTGTAGAGTCAGGATATGACGTGGATCTTAATAAGAAAAACTTAATTTTCTATGAAAAATGTGGTTTAAGAAAACAATCCTAAGTATAGAGAATAACATGTTTATAACCCTGTTTTATATTGCCGTGATCATGTTTGCAGTTCTATTCATGCGCAACTGGTTATCAGGTGAGAAGGGAACATACACAGATCACACGCCGTTAATATTGGATCTGATGATTAAACCGATTAAACCGATTAAACGGTTTGATCCTAAAAAAAAGATATCATTTGAAAGTAAAGGGGAGACGGAGTGTAGAAGAGCTATTGAAAAAATTACAGGTAAAAAATTCCCAAAGGTTAGGCCCAACTTTTTGATGAATACAGTGAGTGGATCTAACTTGGAATTAGATTGTTATAACGATGAAATGAAGATTGCAGTCGAGTACAACGGAGAACAACATTATAATTACATACCTTACTTTCATAACAACAAAGACGCATTTACCAATCTCAAGTATAGAGATGAGAAGAAAAGGTTGTTATGTAAAAAAAATGGTATCCTTCTGATTACTGTGCCTTACACCGTGAAGCATAGAGACATAGAAACGTATATCATAAAAGAATTGAAAAAATATTATTCGTGAACATAATTTCAGTAGTAAAAATGGCCAATTTTTTAGTAAGAAATCCTCAAAAAAGAGAAAATGTCATAAATGATATACAAATACAGTCGGGTTCACCTTCAGATGGTGAAATAATTGTATATGACTCAGTTTCTAATGAATGGGTATTTTCTACAGGATCTGCTGGACCTACAGGACCTGCTGGACCTGCTGGACCTACAGGATCTGCTGGACCTACAGGATCTGCTGGACCTACAGGACCTACAGGATCTGCTGGACCTACAGGACCTACAGGATCTGCTGGACCTGCTGGACCTACAGGATCTGCTGGACCTGCTGGACCTACAGGACCTGCTGGACCTGCTGGACCTACAGGACCTACAGGACCTACAGGATCTGCTGGACCTACAGGACCTACAGGACCTACAGGATCTGCTGGACCTGCTGGACCCATTGGACCTACAGGATCTGCTGGACCTACAGGAT